TACGCCGACTCCTACGACGAGATCATGCCGGAGTTGTGGAAGGGCTACGACGGGTCGGGGGAGCCGTACGGTCTCCTCAACCGTAAGTTGGCTCGCCAGTACGGACGCCTCGGTGAGCGCAAGGTTGACAACAGCATTGAGGGTTACAACCCGTGCGCCGAGATCGCCTTGGGCGACGGCGAGTCCTGCAACCTCGCCACGATCTTCCTGCCCAACATTGAGTCGCTGAAACAGATGATGGAGATCTCCCGGCTGCTGTACATGTGCCAGAAGCAGATCACTCGTCTTGAGTACCCGTACGAGAAGACGACGAAGATCGTTTCTAAGAACGCACGATTGGGTCAATCTGTGACGGGCATCCTTCAGGCAGAGGAAGTTCAGTTGTCGTGGCTGTCGCCCACGTACGAGTACCTCAGCGACTTCGACACGGAGTACTCCAAGGACAACGACTTCCCCACCAGCGTCCGTCTGACGACGGTTCAGCCCTCGGGGACGCTCGCTCTGCTTCCCGGTGTGACCCCCGGTGTTCACCCCGCCTACGCCCCCTACTACATCCGTCGCGTGAGGTTCGGGTCTGCTGACCCGTTGGTGGACGCCTGTCGTCGTCGTGGCTACCCCATCAAGTGGGACATCGGCATCGACGGTCGTGAAGACCACACTCGCTACGTGGTGGAGTTCCCCTGTAAGTCGCCTGAGGGTGCGGTGCTGGCCAAGGACATGACTGCCGTGGAGCAGTTGGAGTGGGTCAAGAAGATGCAGACGGACTGGGCTGATAACGCTGTGTCCGTCACCGTCTACTACCGCAGTGAGGAGTTGGACGACATCAAGGCGTGGCTGAAGAAGAACTACGACAAGGGGTTGAAGTCCGTGTCGTTCCTTCTTCACAGTGATCACAACTTCCCACTCCCCCCGTATGAGGAGTGCTCTGAGGATGAGTACGACAAGATGCTCAGCAAGATTGACTTCAGTATTCCGTTGGTTCAGACCTCTGTAACTGAAGATGTTGATTTTGGAGAGTGTGCAACGGGAGCCTGCCCTATAAAATAAGGGTGTTATACTTTGGCGTAGATCGGAGGCCGATATGCAGGGAAAAACCCCTATTAGGAAAACTGGTAAGAAGATGGACCCCCAGTGCGGTGGCCGTAAGCGCAAGGGCAAGGGACGCAACTACACCGGTACTGGTTACGTAGTTGACCGTGACGTTGTTGACGCTCGCTCTGGCGAGTACGGCAGCGACCTTTCTCCACGGGTCTCTCGTTGACATAACGCCCCTCAACGACTACTGTTGAGGGGTGGACGAGATCACTTACAACAACTTCCTGAGAGCGTTCCGATTCCTTAGCGATTACAGCGAGAGGGACTGGTTAGAGGACGCGGCATGTAAGGGGATGGACACCAATCTGTTCTTCCCAGACAAGCCGAGTATCAAGGATCGAAAGCGTATCGCTGAGATCTGTGGTGCGTGTCCCGTTCAGAATCAGTGTCGTGACTACGGCGAGCATGAGCGCTACGGCTTTTGGGGAGGCGTTGGAACCCGCACGCGAATCAGGGAAAGAAATACAGATAAAATGCCGTCAACTATTGACGGATAGATCGACAGTGCGATAACCTTCGGGGGTCGGTTGTTTGTTGGTTGGCTCCCGACACAGACGGGGTGGCTTTCGGGCCACCCCGTTCTGTATGTAGGGTAAAGTTACCTGCGTGAAACGTACCCGCAAACCTGAGGCGCTGTCAATAGTAGTTGTGGTGTGGGAAGACGCCCACGCTGACAGCGCCGGTACGTGGGTCAATCTGAGCGACATCGACCCAGAGCCTCTCGTCGTGACCTCCGTCGGCATCCTCCTCGCATCAGAGGTGAAGCCGGGACACGTCACTCTGACGCAGAGTCACGCTGACGGACTCTGCGACCACGTGATCCACATCCCTGAGAAGATGGTCAGGGAGATCACTGTGCTGGGGGCTATAGACATAACCGTCGACTGAGGGTTACACTGCGCCCACGCCCGTGTAGCCCAACGGCAGAGGCAGGGGACTTAAAATCCCTCAAGTGTGGGTTCGACCCCCACCACGGGCACGCCGCCAGATCCTAAGGGGACCGGTTGTCCCCAGTTGTCTTATCAACAACCGGATAAGGGTTCAACTCCTACTGGCGGTACTAGCGCTCAGGGATGAACACCTGTGAGCCAATGAGGTCTTCGGCCTCATTACCAGCGTTCCACTTGTAGAAGTTGTCGGTGTACAAGTGTACGGGCTGGTTGGGAAACATGCGAGCGATGAGTTCCGGGGTAGTCTCCGACTCCTGCGGAACTGCGATGCGCCCCTCCTTGTTGGGGATTCTGAGAGTCACTCCCGGTGCCCAGTTCACACCACCGTTGGCGTTAAGGATGATCTGGTACTTGTTGGGATCGTTGTACACCTTCTCGGACACCGTCCGGTAGGACTGCTCGTCCTCACCAATGAGAAAACGACCTTCTTTCACCTTGTCCACAGACATACCTTCTCCTTGTGGTTGGAAACCGCAGACACCCGCAGGGTGTCTGCCTTAGCCCGCCCCCTACGGGGGCTGGGCCTCGCGCAAGCGCTCGGCCAGAGGGCTTCTCTCCGTTCCCCGTTTCCCTTGTACAACTTCCATTATAGCGAGCCTGTCAATAGGAGGCCCCAAGAAAAAGTAAAAAGCCCCCTGAGCAGGCTCCCGAGGTAGAATCTATCAGCCATAATATGTATGTCCGCAAGTAACTACGGAGGCCGCTCCATGTCAACTAGAGCCGTGTTGAACTACACCGTCGACCGGGGCGAGCCTTGGGAGCGGTTGATTATCCCGAAGGATCGCAGAACCCGCAGGAAGCGCGTCCCCGTTGAGGCTGACGCCTCCATCAAGATCGGAAGCACCATCTACATCCTGCCGGTGACCATCACCTCGGAGGGTGGTCTGCTCCTCACCATGACCGCCAACAACACCGAGTGGCTCGCTGATGGAGAGTACGACTGGGATCTGGTGGCCACCGTCAGCCGGTCTGCCCTCCTCACCTCCACCCCTCTGGCAGAGACCGTCGTCGTTCACGGCAAGTTGGTCGTCAGCACTTACGACAACCTGACTCCCATGGACTCCGATGGCGTCCCCACTGCTCTGGTGGCTCGGACGTGAACTGGCTCGGCATCCTCGCTACCGTCCTCGCCCCCGGTGGTTTAATCGCCCTCCTGATTGAGAAGACGCGGAGAGAGAACAACCGCGACCACGCCCGTAACTCTGAGGTGCTAAAGTCGATTGATAAGAAAGTCGACAAGATCGACCAGCGGTTAGACCACCACATCGAATGGCACTTAGATAAGGAACAATGAGCGACAGCGAAACTTATCCATGGCGACCAAACGTCCCCTATAGCCGGGACAACCCGTTCCAAGGAACGTCTGGACGAATCCTCCGCCCCAGATACGGAGGCGATGATGGTCAGGGTTCTCTAGAGTTAGACGTTGTTGGCCGTGGAGCCTTCGGAGACTCTGGACCCGGAGGCCCAGACGGAGTAGTCGTATCAGACGTAGCAGAGTTCGACTCCAGCAGATGCGCTGCGTCTAGGTACCACTTTAATGACAAGAAGTTATTTATGACTTGGACCAACGGCAAGACTCCGTGGATATACCACGATGTTCCAGTTACTGTTTATTCTGATTTTGTGTCGTCTGGGTCTAAGGGCAAATACGTAAATGCAGTTTTAAATTTATATGGTCATAATAAACTGTTCAATGGAGAGCAGTATTCTCAATACGTCTACGGAGTTATGCCGAGCATAAATGAGTCATGATTTACTTACTAATTGTTGTGGCCTTTGCCACTGGTGCCTATCTATTATTCCGCGACACCATGAACCGCATCCAGTACCTTCAAAGTGTGCGACTGTACTGGATAACCAGAAACAACGGCGTGCGTGGGACGAGAGTAGTAACTCGGGCGTTCATGCGCCAGACCGCGCCCCCGTGGTGGAGGGGTACTGGCATACAGTTTCGTGCTGGTAAGTACACGTTCCAAATTGGGATATTAACGAGTAGAGCCAACGGCCTGTTAGATCAGGTAGACGGCAGGGAGTTAGATGAAGATGCGAAACAGATTCGGGCGTGGGGCAAGCGAGCAACGGCAGATAAACCCCTCGTACATCAAGAGGGCTGAGTCGATTCACCCGTCAGATGCCCCCGCGCATCTGGACTCCATCGCTATCTCATTACATCAGGCGCTGGATAACTGGCGTCACAACGGAGGCCCAGCAGACGAAGTGACTCTGTGTATAGACGCTATGGTTGCCTTATGGACCGTAGTAGAAAGACGGCAGTCAAGTGAGTGAGACCCTTGACTACTTAGACGGGTATGAAGAAGTAGACGATGTCCCAGAAGTAAATGACGATCTGGACGAAACTACTGCTGAGTTCGTAGACGATCTCGTCAAAAAGTTAATACTTTTTATTGAAGAGTTCTGTGACGTTAAGTTCTTCCCGTATCAGTTGCCTATCGCCTACTCATTCATTGAGTCCATCGTTCTAGGCGACGGTGAGGAAAAGACCCTGATTGCCACCCGTCAGAGCGGCAAGTCTGAGGTGGTATCCAACCTCATCGCCGGTCTCATGGTGATCCTTCCTCGTCTGTCCAATGTGTACCCCACGTGGCTAAAGAAGTTTGAGAAGGGATTTTGGGTGGGCGTGTTCGCCCCCACCGAGGAGCAGGCAGACACCGTGTTCGGACGTGTGGTCAGCAAGTTGACCAGCGAGCACGCTATGAATTTCCTTCTTGATCCCGACATTGATGACAAGGCCACGGGTGGCGGCGGTCGCGGTAAAGGCAAGATCATCACGCTAAAGAAGTCCGGCTCTCTCTGCCGTATGCAGACCTGTAACCCCAAGGCCAAGATCGAATCTAAGACCTACCACTTCGCGTTCATTGACGAGGCTCAGGAGGCCGACGAGGTCATGATCGCCAAGTCGATCAAGCCCATGCTTGCGTGGAACAACGGAAGCATCGTGCTAGGTGGTACGGCTCAGCGCTACAAGTCGTACTTCTATAACGCCATCCAGTACAACAAGCGTCGCGACATCAACGCTCGCGGCCACAAGATCCATCACCATGAGTACGACTGGAAGATGGCGGCGAAGTACAACTCCAACTATGCCTCCTTCATCTCCAAGGAGAAGTTACGTATTGGTGAGGACTCAGATGAGTTCCAGATGTCGTACTGCAACAGGTGGATGCTTGAAAAGGGTATGTTTGTGTCTGAGGACAGACTTGAGCATCTTTACGATCCGAGTATGCCTCTGGTACACGAATGGTGGAAAACTCCAATAGTTGTTGGTATAGACGTTGCCCGTACTAATGACTCAACTGTGATTACTCCCGTGTGGGTTGACTGGGACCACCCAGATCCGTTCGGGTTCTTTGAACATAGAGTGTTGAACTGGCACGAGATCAACAACGTCGAATGGGAGACGCAGTACTTTGAGATCATTGATTTTCTTCGTAACTATGACGTATACAGGATCGGGGTGGACGCGCAAGGTGTCGGAGGTGCAGTGGCCGAACGCCTTCAGATTCTTCTCCCAGACATCGAAGTTATCGCAGTTTCATCTGATGCAAAAGCACAAAACGAGAGGTGGACACATCTGACGCAGTTGATCCAACGCGATCAGTTGATTGTCCCCGGCCACAGTAAGGCCCGCCGCACCAAGCGATGGAAGAAGTTCAACCAGCAGATGGCTGATCTAGAGAAGGTTAACCGTGGTCCCTACCTGTTAGCAGCCGCTCCAGATGAGCGCGGGGCCTTTGACGACTATCCAGATTCTCTTGCTATTGCGTGCGCTATGACGGTGCAGGATGTCATGCCGACTGTTACAGTGTATGAGAACCCGTTTTTTGAATAAGTCGTAAAACTGAGGCATACAATACGGGGTAGTGCTACCATTGCAACCGTAAGTACCTACACGGAGGTTTCCTCTTTATGGACATGAACCCGACTATCGCCCCGCAGAACCCGTATCCCGAGGCCATGCGTAACGTCTTTGAGCGCGTTATGGCCCCGAGCATCCCGGGTAACCGTGGCCCCCAGCGTTTTCAGGAAGGCATTGAGAGCGACACTGACGTTCCCAACGACTTCGCGCAGGGAGCGTACGCCGACACGGCTCCGGCCCCGACGCGCATGAACCACAACAACCGCGACATGTTCTTTAAGTACCCGGAGCAGACGATGCGCGAGCGTGCCCACGTTGGCTCGGCCTCGTGGATTGAGGCTCCCGGCGTGCTGTCGGACTTCGTCACGGGCACCGTTGCTGGTGACGGTATGCCGACCTTTGAGGTCGCCGCCAACTCCGGTATGCACATGAACCGGCCCAACCCGGTTCGTGTTGACGGCTGACCATGACCGGCGGCTCGTCCGCCGCTAGCGGTTCTGCCGCTACCTCGGGAAGCGGGGCATCTTTTAGTACCACCACCTCCTCCGGTGATGCAGGTGAGGCATCCACCGATGCTGGAGGTGAACTAACTGGTACTGAGGATGTCCCGCTTCCTGTTTCTCCGTACGCCATAGTTGGTGGTCACGGTAGGTGCAAGTGCTGCTTCGCGGACGGGTATACCCGTTGCCGACGCTAAGACAGGCTATGCTTGTCTGAGTGCGTATATCAGGAAGGTAGTCACTTGGGAATCAAGATACTCACCATTGACATTGAGACGCGCCCGAGCCTCGCCTACGTGTGGGGACTGTGGGACCAGAACGTCGGCCTCAACCAAGTTGAGGAGTTTGGCACGGTCATCTCATGGGCAGCGAAGTGGTACGGAGAGAAGAAGGTCCACTTCGCCAGTGACTACCACGATGGTCACGCTTCCATGGTTGAGCAGGCGTGGAAGATGTTGGACGAGGCTGATGCCGTTGTCGGGTACAACAGCAAGTCTTTTGACATGAAGCATCTCAACAGAGAGTTCGTGTTGGCGGGGATGCCCCCGCCTTCTCACTATGTAGACATCGATTTGATGCAGGTGGTCAAGCAACGATTCAAGTTCGCCTCCAACAAACTCCAGCATGTCGCTGTCGAGTTGGGCATCGGCTCCAAACTCCAGCACGACGGCTTCGACCTGTGGGTGGGCTGTATGCGGAACGAGGAGAAGGCATGGCGCACCATGAAGAAGTACAACATGCAAGACGTTGTGCTGACTGAGCAGGTGTACGAGAGACTTCTGCCGTGGATTAAGACTCACCCACATCAGGGTCTATACGACGGAGATTTGGATGCTTGCCCACGCTGTGGCCACGACGACCTAGTGATAAACCGCTACTATATGACACGTACCGGTAAGTACCGCATCATGCAGTGCAAGGGGTGTGGCGGGTACACCAAGGACAACAAACTCATCGAACGAGTTACCAATACCACCCTGTAGGAGAGGTTATGGCTGAGAAGAAAGACAGCAAGAGCAGTAAGTACACTCGCGGAGGGATCACCTTTGAGGGCTACAACAAGCCTAAGAAGACTCCCGGCCACGCCACCAAGTCGCACGCTGTGCTGGCTAAGGAAGGCGACACGGTCAAGTTGATCCGCTTCGGTGAGCAGGGGGCCAAGACCGCTGGTAAGCCCAAGGCTGGCGAGTCTGAGAAGATGACGAAGAAGCGTGCGTCCTTCAAGGCCCGTCACGGTGCCAACATCAAGAAGGGCAAGATGAGTGCCGCGTACTGGGCTGACAAGGTGAAGTGGTAATGGCACCACGCAAGAGCGCGTCCCCGCGCAAGAGCGCCCAGTACTACCGCAACAACCCCGACGCTAAGGCTAAGAAGGACGCTTACAACAAGGACTTCAACAAGAAGCCTGAGCAGCGCAAGAAGCGTACGGAGTTGAAGCAAGCCCGCCGTGACCGTGACATGGACGGTAAGGGTGGCAAAGACCTGTCCCACACCAAGGATGGGAAGTTAGTTAAGGAAGACCCCAGCGCTAACAGGGCTAGAAACCGAGGGAAGAAGTAATGGCTGAGAAGAAGTCGGCGGCTAAAAAGCCTGCCAAGAAGAAGACGGAGTCCCGAGTTAATGAGGCTGGCAACTACACCAAGCCTGCTCTCCGAAAGCGACTCTTCAATGAGATCAAGGCCGGTAGCAAGGGTGGCGACGCTGGTGAGTGGTCGGCTCGCAAGGCTCAGATGTTGGCTAAGCGGTATAAGGAAGCCGGTGGAGGGTACAAGGACTGATGGCTAAGAAAGCGCCCCAGAAGTCTCTGGAAAACTGGACCAAGGAAGAATGGGGAACGAAGTCCGGCAAGAACTCAACACAGGGCAAGAAGGCTACCGGCGAGCGCTACATGCCCAAGAAGGCTCGTGAAAAGTTGAGTGATGCTGAGTACAAGGCCACCAGCGATAAGAAGCGAGCCGGAGATAAAAAGGGTAAGCAGCATGTATCTAACACACCTGCTGCCAAGAAGGCTACAAAGAGCGCACGCATAAAAAAGTAGTCTGCTATCCTCTTTAGTACGTACGTCTGACGGGAGCACATAGTGCCAGTTGATTTTTGGTCACCAAGTTATAGAGCGAGTTCTAGCGACCTTACGGTTGCCATCTCCCCCCTCGGTCTTGTTGAACTTGCTGACGAAGAGTTTGAGGTTCATGGTCCTCGTCTGAACCGCTACGCCGCCTGCTGGGCTTGGTATCTCGGCCACCATTGGTCGCACCGTCGTGAGATGGGCGAGCCGAATCTCGCGTTGAACTACGTCCGCACTATGGCGGACTACATCACTAACTTTTGCTTTGGTAAGGGAGTGCAGTTCAACACCCCGGAAGCCAACGGTGCGATCATTCCCCACGTTCTTCAGAAGGTGTGGGAAGTAGACAACAACAAGCAGAAGGTGCTCTGGGAGATGGGGCAGTTGGCCGGTGTTACCGGGGACTGCTTCGTCAAGGTGGCCTACGAGCAGCCGTGGGAAGACACTCTTGGGGTTATCCATGCTGGCCGCACTCGCATCATTCCATTGAACCCCGCCCATTGCTTCCCTGAGTACCACCCCCACGACAGGGACCGCATCCTCAGGTTCAAGTTGAAATACCGGTTCTGGGGCACCAGCCCCGAGGGCACTCGTCAGGTCTACACCTTCACTGAGATCCTCACCGATGAGACGGTGGAGCAGTACATCAACGATGAGTTGATTGATCAGTACGAGAACCCCATCGGCAAGGTGCCGGTCATCCACATTCCGAATGTCAGCATCTCGTCGTCCCCGTGGGGGCAGGCTGACATCTGGGACATCATCCCGCTCAACCGAGAGTTGAACGAGAAGATGACTGAGATCTCGGACA